GCCGGAACGCCCAAGCAAGCTCGTTCAACACCCACTCCGGTACGTCGCCGATGCGCGGCAAAATGACCGCTTCCACGACCGATTGCGCGACGTCGCGTAGCTCCGGGTCGATCGCCAGCGACATGGCGACGATCTCGGGGTCGCTGCTGATGGACTCCGGCAGGAAGTCGAGCAGCGAGACATAGGGATCGCGGATATCAATCATCTTCGGTCCCGCCGTATGCGATCAAAACATAGCCAGTCGAGCGTGCGCACTCGTCTCGCATGAGCCGCGCGAACGACGGCTCATTGACAATGACGCGCTTGGCACCCGCCGCCATCACATCAGCTATGAGCTTGGAGGGGTTGATATCCCGCCCAATCTTCGACGTTTGCCAAATGAGATATGCCGATACGGCGTCCTCGACGGCTGCGATGATGTCCGTTTCCGATTCCGACCGATCATCGGAAATGAAAAAACTGAAAATCGTATCGAAATCCCGGAATGCGGGCGCTTGTACGATCACTTCGTCGGCGAGCGGCCGCACATCATCTGCCGTCAGCGCAGTCTCGACGGTGCTTATCGTTCCATTGGATGGCTCGGGGACGACCGAGGTGACGGCGCCGGTCGAATCGCGCGTGCCTTCGATGATCAGCACAAAAACCTGACCAGGAGACGGCGGGTAATACGCCGTGGAATCATCGTCGTTCGGACCTAGCGCAACCGCATCCGCAACTGACGCCGATGCCGCGAGTGCCGCCGCCTCGTATGCGAGACGTGGACCCGAAGACGAGGAGCTTTCGGGCACATCGCGCAACCGCTCGCGGTAGTTCTCCAGCGTTTCCAGATCGCGACCGCCGGATGTTTCCGTGATGTTTTCGGTCGAAATGCAGCCGACGATCGGATCGACGAGCTCAGAAATCTGAGATGCTGCGACCCCGTTTGTCGCCGATCCGGTGACGACGCAGGTGACGGCGCAGGTGATCAGCGGACCAGCCGCGAACGTCCCCTCATCCACGGACCAAATGTTGAACCCGTCGGTAACGCGTGATCCTTTTTCGATCGTGCGCAGCGTGCTATCGGAGAACGTAAATCGCTGCTGACATTTCGATGGTTCGGCGGGCAGCCGATCAGCTCCCCAAAGTGCCGCCAATTCGTCGATCCAAAGATCCGAAACGAAGCGCAGAAGGCTCTGTTTGCCCGAGAAATCGATGAGCCCGCGAAGCTGCGTCACTAGCGAGAGGAGCGCCAGGAGGTGTAGCCGCCGCGGGTCCGCGGGCGCGAGCGTGGTCCCGTTCGGATTCGTCTCCGATACCGTCGCCGCCTTATAGTCGGCTAGCGCCTCGGCGATAATCGTCGCCGGGTCCTTGTCAGCGAGGACGGGATCGCTCACGGCTCACCCACGTCGAGCGTCACGCTCAGCTTGCCGTCCGCGGTCGCGGTCAATTTCACCGATTGAATGCCGACACGCGGCTCATACGTGCGGACCGCCTTGATGACGGCGGCTTGGAGCTGCGCGCCCGCGATGGATTCCGGCATATCGACCACGTCTTGCGGAGTACCCATCGCACGAGCAAATGGCACAGAGCCCGGCTCTGTTGCAAGCAACGTGTCGAGGTTTTGAATAACCTCTTCCGTTGTCGTAGGCGCCCAATTGATGCTCATTGGTATTCCTCTAGCGCGAGAGTCACATCGGCGAGGGTCAGCACGCCCGCCCGGTCGAAGCGCATCCATGCCTCGGACAGGTCTTTGACCACGAAATCGCCGACAAGGCTCCCGCCAATGGTGAATTGCGAGACCGCGCCGGTATCGCGCATCAGCCGGAGCGCTTTCAGCTCGTCTTTGGGCACAACCCCACGCGTGATATCGAGCCGCACCGATAGATGGAGCTGATCGAGCCCGGGACCCAAAAACTCCTGCACCGGCTTGCGCGAAAAGACATCGTGAGTCGCCCACCGCGAAGATCCCGTGCGCTGGGCATCGCGCCAGGTCCTCACGAGGTCGGCGCTCGCCTCAAACTTCACGTCACCGAGGATGCCCACGCTCATTTTGCCTTTACCTTCTCGGCGCTGGGATCAGATGCCGAGTAAGAGCCGGTATATGGCGTGGCGAATGTGGCTGGCACTGACACGCCGCCGGTCAGCGACGAAAGCGTGGTTTTGATTTTTCCGATTTCCGTTCCGATCTTGTCCAGCTCGTCTTTGACCTTCGGACCGAGCGCAATCTTGTCCGTTGCCGCCGGATCGCCGAGCCGAATATCGTCCCCGGCAATCGAGCGCTGGCTCTCATCGCTCAGTGGCGGCGTATCGCTGTCGCTATAGAGTGCGCCGAGCACGAACCCGCGCGCCAATTCGCCGTCGAGAATCACGCACAACACGAGCGCATCTTTCGCGAACAGCGAGTAATCGCCGGGGTGCGTGGCGAGGACGTTGAGGCCGAAGCTCACGAGCCCGTCAACCTCGAAAAACTGCACCTGCGCCGTGTGCGCGTTCGCGTCCACAGACGAAACACGCCCGACGCGAAACGAGCCGGTGAAATGCGAATTGATCAAGTCCTGGGGCATCTAGTAGCCCTCCAGGCAACGCCGCACCGTCAGCGTCGTCGTGTATCCGCCGACGGCGTGATGCTCGGCTTTGGTGATGATGAACTTCCCCGAGAGCCCGCCCGCGTTCGCCAGGTCAAACACGACGCCCGCGACAAGACCAGGATCGCCAACGGTCGTGATGGTGCCGCTCGTGGCGAATCGATTGGCGTTTCGCAGGAGAGCCTTCGCGCGCGTCGCCGCCGTGGCGATATCGCTGACCGAGATTGCCAGCTCCAGCGTTTGCCCGTTGTCTGTGAGCCCAGGAAACGTCACGCCATCAGGCGGAAATTGATATTCGTGCTTTTTCCCCGTGCGCGGATCGAAGCAGCTGACGTGACAGAACCCGTAGCGGTCGCTATCGCTCGTGCTGAAATCCCACGAGGTGACGTGACCGCCAATGAGATCGATGGTTCCAACCGATGCACCGGAGTCCAGCGTCAGCTCGTCGTAGATCACGATCTGCGACTCGGTGATCTTGAGCGTGCGCCCGACCTGCGTGCACAGCTCTTGTAGAAATTCGAGATCGCTTTTGTTTTGCTGCGCGGCTTGCTGATAGCGCGCGCCCTCGGCACCGTCGTATTTCAGCGCGAGTCCGGCGCGAGTCGCGATGTCGTTCGCGATCGTCTTGAGCGTCACTCCGCGCCATGCCTTCGTACGCTTTCGCCGACGGAGCCCGGTCGCGAGCGGAGCAGAGACACACGAGAGAACAGCGCGCCGCGGAGGACCGGACAGCGTGATCTTGTCGTGAGCGAACGTGCCGAGGCGCAGGCTCGTGACCGGATTCGTGCCGAACCATGGCTCCGCGTCGAGGCGGGCGACGACTTTGTCCCCAAACACGGGCTGCCAATCGCCGGACCATAGCGAATCGCGGTCCTCTACTTCGATCGAGAGATCGTCGGCGGCGCCCGAGAGATTGTCCGTGTAGGTCAGCGAGCGCAGATGCGGACCGAGATCTCGCGCAATCGCCTTCGTCTCCCACGTCACGGCGAGCTTCACCCGCCGCGCTGATTTCGGGTACGGATCGAGCAGCTGGAGCGCGCTCGTGTCGACAGGCCGCGGGGTATATGGGTCGAGGACGTCGCTCATGCGATCCTCCACGGCGGTAGGCTCGTCGGCAGAGCGGGTGAGGGCAGATCCGGGATCGTCAACTCGACACCATCGGAGAATTTTGCGACGTAGTTGTGCTCCGGGTTCGCGTCGAGGATGATGACGGCGTAATTCTCAGAGCCGAGCGTGCGGTACGCGATCCCGTCCCAGGTATCCCCCGCGACTGTGGTGTATTTATTGGGCAAAGGACACCCGGTCTTCGATGCTCGCCAACACACGAGCCTTGGCGGCGTCCATGCCCTTGGCGACGTCGGCTTTGATCGCGTCGGTGCCCACGTTCACGGTCGGGGCAACGGTGACATGCGTCGATCCGCCTGCCGCGCGGGCGGCCCGCGCCCGATCACGCTGTGCCTTTGCAGCGGCAAGACCGGCGTTCGCCTCGGCTAGACGATCTTCGTCGCCGCGCATGCCGAGCTTGCGCCCGGTCACAGCCTCGGCGAACGACACGCCAGGAAGCAGATTTTCCAG